CAAGATCGGTGTCTTCGTAGGTGGGCGTGATGTCAACCTTTCGGTAGATGCCACGTTCAATACCCTCAACAACCTTGTGGATTGAGACATACTTCTCAATAGCCACACCCATACAGTCATCAATGCTTGTGCCATTAGGGTCAAACAGGAAGTTCTTTGGGTTGACAGGCATGATCTTGACCGCAATACGATCACGTTCAGTCACACCAATAGCGGCTTGCCCCATTTGTCCAGGGATTGCTTGAGTCGTGGGGATGTATTCCTTTTCAGTCTTGACGATGATCTCGCCAATGCCTGTTCCATAGATTTCAGCCATCAACTCGATCTGGTCGATAGATTTTCTGATCTTGTCTTTCTTGAAGTCTTCCATCAGTTGAGACTTGATGATCTCAACATCAATGGGATTGCCGTTTACATCTTGGATATTGTCTTCAATGTCAAAGAAGTCGCCTTGACCGAAGATGGCTTCCATGATCTCAGCATGGCGGGTTTCTACAGCTTGTTGGGTAGCGGGGGTAACGATGCGGCTACGCTCTGATTCACGAGTCTTGTCTTCAGAAGCCCATTGACCACGGAAGATGCGCTCATATTCCAACCAGTCGGGAAGGAAGTTAACGTCACGGTAATCACGCCAGCGTTGGCAGTGGTCAACAACAAACCCAGTTAGTTCTTTGTCAGCCTCTGTTGGCTGGTAGAACTCGTTTTGCTCTAATTTCACTTGTTTGTCTGTTGCCATTACGACCTCAATTATTTAATTTGTTAGAGTTTTTTCCACTCTGAAAATGAGAGTTGCAAAGCATTGGGGTCTCCAGCTTCACGCTCATGTTCATATTGTTCTCGACTATTTTCTGTCAACACTTTATTTGCTTCGCCTTGATTGAATTGCATATTTTTGCGATTCACTTCACGGCCTTCAGGAGTCGTTAAGTTTTCTTTGTAGTTTGCCTCTGCACGTCTGCGGTAACCTAATGCAGGGTCTTTCTCTGAAGCTAGAACAATACCTTTTTCTCCAGCAGCTTTTCTGTCTGCTAAATTTTGGGCTTGGATGCGAGTTAATTCACCATAACGCTTTGCGTTTGCCTCATCTGTTTCTGAGTATCCTGAACGACTGCGCTTATATGGACTTGGCATGATTTACTCCTTTGTTAAATACCCGAAATTACGTCTAGAGGCTCCCACTCATCTTCTTGGTCATCTTGGAAGTATGAGGTGACAGCCAGTTGGTCAATGTACGATAAGGCATCGGGTAGGTCATCATGCACACCTTGGGATGGGAACATCAAGAGTTGATCTTTAAATTCGTCCCAATCCTCCTCGGAGTTCAGCACAATCCGCCCATGCTCAAACCGTCCTTGAAGTGACCAAATGATACGGTCGGCTTTTTTGCGATTGCCGTGGGTCAAGTCAACTATGTGCGAATATACATTATTCTTCCGCATCAAGTCACTCAAATACGGCAAAACTGCGTTTTTCAGTGCACCACGCTCAATTCCTACAGAAAGTGGGCGGTATTCCCGCATCTTGAGCAAAATGGTGGCAGCAGTCTCCCTGATGTCCCATCGTCCAAAAACGATCTCTTTGACAAACCATTTGCCATCATCAGTGACCTTGACCACAGCAATAGCAGTCTGGTCTAGCCGCTTCTTGGAGTTAGCCGCTTGTTTGGCAACTTCCTCAAATCCCGCTAAGTCACAGGCAATGTAGTAGCTCCCATACTCAGGCTCAGTACCGTATTTAATCCATTCTTCCTTGAAAACGTCAGAGCCAGCATTGTCAAAACTGGCCATATATTCTTGTTTAAAAGCAAAGGAAGACAGGGTTTTCTTGGCAGATTCGATCTCAGTTGGGTCGATCAGGGGGTTGTCTTTGGTTGTGAAGTGCCAAGATTTCCAGTCTGGGTCGGTTTCTGAGTTTCCGAGTTTAAATACGTCATAGAAAAAGTTACGACCTTTGGGAGTTCCGATAAACATTGCCCGACCCTTTTTGTCTGACAACGAAGCACGAATAACCTGCTCCCATGCTTCTGGTTTGATGTCGGCAACCTCGTCAAGCACAGCATAGGTGAGTGACACTCCTCGCAGAGTATCTGGGCGATCTGCACCTCTAACATAGATTTTTGCTCCGTTTATCAGGGTGATGTCCATGTTATTGATGTGACTGGCTTGGATGACATCCCTACCCAACTCCATCAAAACGTCCCAAATAATCTGTCTTGCCTGACCATTGGTAGGTGCAACATAAAGCACTGCCGACCCTGCACTACATTGCAGTCCTTCGATCAGGAGGGTGATGGCTGATAGGCGAGACTTACCGCAACGGCGACCAGCGGCAATGACTTTAAAGCGGGTTTTGTCAGCAAAGACTTCTTGTTGCCAAGGGAGGAGACTGAAGTTAAGGTCAGACATCTTTGCTTTCTATGTCTTCAGCATCAACTGTATTGTCACCAATGGACACGCCACCAATACCTGAAATAGTGATGTTGACTGCTGATCTCTGTTTTCCTTCTTTCTCAAACAGGGAGACAGGGAGCATTCTGTCCATACAGAGTTTGATTGCAGCCATCTGAGCAGGGTGTTCGTCATTCATGGCAATCTCAACTGCCTTGTGGACAACATTAGAACCAGCACTGTTTATCAGGAGTTCTTTGAGTTCTTTGACTCGCTGAAGTTCAGTCTTGGGGAGTAGGGCAGGAGGACTATCGGCATAACGAGCCATAGTCATAGGTTTGGGAATAGCAACAGCTACAGGCTTTGGAGGGCGACCTCTAGGCTTTTTCAGTTTGTCAGGTAAAGCGTCTATTGCATTCATCTTTTGTCCACAGGAGGGAAGTTAGCGATTACTTTACATCAGAATAGGAATCTTGTATAGTGCAGACAACGGGGGCATCACCCACCCCTCTATGCGGTTGAGCCGACCAAGTAGGATAAACGTAGTGAACCATGTGGCTTTCAGTAGGGCTTGCTTAACGATGTGACATCGCTGGCAACCACTTGAACAGGGCAAGTAGCGTGGAGTGATAGGACTGACAACCATCACTAACTTAGATAAACGAGAGGCTCTCCCTATCTAGGGAATTACCCTTTTTTCTTCGGGTGACTTTCCTATTTGTCTTCCACCCTATTGAGCCAGCTTCATTCAGTCAAACAGTCTGATTTAGCTTTTTAAGTGGAGGAGAGGCTACATCAATATTCTCTCTACTCACCCACCCCCTCCCCCCCATAGTAAGCGCACACTAACCTAGCAAGTTGGTAAGCGCACACTAGCAGAGCATTTCATAATGTGGAATGTTAGTTACTGACCAGTCAGTCATTAACGTGTAGAGGTCATGCACCATTTCAGGGACACCATGAAAACACATTTCATATTGTGAAATCGACGATAGTGAAAACCTAATGACTAGGATTGATTGATAGATATAAATAGGGGAGATGTTAGGGTTTGTCCTAGTGACATAGTGTTTGACAGTACGTTATATTATAGGCACTGCAAACAAAAAAGCAGTGTTCATTCAACAAACTTAAAAGGCGTAAACAATGAAACAATTCCCTACTTATGAAGCTATTCCTAGCAGTGCTATTTACTTGGGCAGTGAAAGTGGTGACGGCTCAATGGGTGAAACCCTTGCAGATATGATTCTCGAAGCTATCAACCCTGCTACTTTTAAAGACAGTGACGGCATCCGCCACTACTTTGATTTAATCGAGCCTGTTTAAATTCTAGGGTTAAGGGTATTGGAAACAGTACCCTTGCACCTAGGGATTTTCCTAGGGCTTTTTAATAGGTGTTCAAATGGACAAACAAGTGCAACAAATGGAAAGCCTAAACAGGGCCAAAAATGGTGATTCTCTGGCAAACTTTCCCGCCATTATTTCAGGCTTTATGGACAAGGGTATCAATGCAAGTGACATCATTCCTAGGGTTAATGTGTTCACCTATAACGCATGGAAAGCCCTAGGCCGTCAAGTTAACAAGGGTGAACATGGTGTAAAAGTGGTGACATGGATTGATGCACACGATAAAACCACTGGTTTACCTACAAAGTTATGCCGTCATTCCACTGTATTCCACATTTCGCAAACTAACCCGATTCAGTAAACAGTAGGTTTATAACCCTTAGAATTTTAGGGGTTATATGCCTAGGGGTTTCCTAGGGTTTCAATCAATCATTTTTTAATAGGTGTTCACAATGACCAATCAACAAATTAAGGCCTTGCAAAGCATTGGAAAAGGCATCATAGAGTCATGCAATATTGACTCAATCGGCGCACCTAGTGGCGTAATTTATGCCGCATTAATGGGGCATGGTGCATCATTAAACCAGTTTCAATCAATCATGGATACCCTTGTTCGTAGTGGTTTTTTAACGCATGACGTAGAGAATCATACTTACCATGCCACTGATTCAGGCATTGCATGGTCAAACAAAGTAGGGGCATAAAATGGCATTCTCTACACTTGCACAATCCGCACGTCACGCCATGCAATTATCGGAAAAAAACGCTGAGGATTACTATGTAATTTTTGAGGATTCCGAATACCATGTTGCCAGTGACTATGACCTAGAAACCTATTTTTCTGGAAGTGTTCCTATAGGTTATGCGGGTTATGGTTTAGGCTTTGAACAACTCTAAAAATAATGCTACACCTAGGGTAATTCCCTATGGTGTAGTGTTTAACACTATCACACAATCAATCGTCAATTAACTTTATAGGTGTTCATATGAAATTTGCTTTCATCCCCAAAGGCCAGTACAAAATTGGTCAAATAATCACAGTACACAATCAACCTATGCGGGTTGAAAGTTACACACACACTGGCAAAAATGTCACTGTACACACACTAGAAAATGCACCTAAGTTTCAGAGAATCCTATGCGTTTGCACCGATGCACCCTCAATAGTAGGGGCATAAACATGGATAAATCAGAAATTATCTACGGCATTGTTTGCGTGATAGTGTTTGCCTGTATCGGCGTCATGCTTGCATGGCGGGGTTAAATTCTAGGGTTTATGGCATTGTTGACCAGTGCCATAGCACCTAGGGATTTTCCTAGGATTTCAATTCAAGAGGCTTTAATATGAAATTCACAATCAAACGCAAAGATATTCGGGGGATGTTGCATCTTGCCGCAAAGAAGGACATTCGCTACTATTTGCAAGGCATCAATGTCGTTCGTGACAATCGGGGTACTTATATCGAAGCCACAGATGGCCATATCCTAGGCCGTTTGTTTGTTGACGGCATCCGTTCAGATGTCCCTATGAATGTCGTTTTACCTACTGAGCACCTTATCAAGCTCAAAGGTACAAAAAAACAAGGTGATGATTTCCTACACTTTAGCGTTGAAGGCCACGCCGTAGAGTGCATCTCTGACAATCAAACAGTGCGCTTTCAAGCCCATGACGCACGTTTTCCAGATGCCGATAGAGTGATTCCTATGGTGTTTAAAGATGAAGACATCAAACCCGCTACTTTTAACCCTGATTTATTGGTGCGCTTTGTTGACTTTTCAGAGGAAATCTGGGGAAAACGTCAAATTCCAAGCCTTATTCAAAGGGGTGACCAATCCATTTTAGTCAGTTTTCCAATGATGGATGACCACTTTGTAGGCGTGATGATGCCTTGCAGGGATGGCGGCATGGCAAAAGTTCCCGCATGGTGCTATGGTGCTAAAACTAAGCCTGTAGAGGCTGAAATGCCTGTAGTAGTGACAGAGTAAGAGTTCAAACCATTGGGGATTTTGTCCCCTTTGGCCTGTGCTTTTGCAGGGTTTAATAGGTGTTTATCATGGATGCAAGCATACAAACAGACTTGGAAATTGTCGCTACCACTATCGGAACGATAGAAAATGGATGCGATGGCTCTCAACAATATATTTTGTTGAAATGCCTGAATGATGACCTAAGCGAAAATGACGCATGGGCGTATTTACATCCCCTTGTTTATCGTGACACCAATGACGCTGGGGCATATTTTTGCCATATTGTCGAAACAATCCAAAAATCTGACAATTCAGTAATTTGCATCGTTCATCACCAATTCAACAATTAAAAGAGTTCAAACCCTTGGGCATTGTTTGCCCTTGGGCTTGGGCTTTTCCAAGGTTTAAAAGGTGTTCATCATGAAACAAACAGTAGGCTTTTCTGAATTTCAAGATTCTTTTATGCGTTTGCGCCCACAAAATTTTTCTTTGCAGGGATTGGGTGCGCTTTGGGATTATTTAGAACAATATGAAAACGACTGCGGCGTAGAGGTTGAATTGGACGTTATCGGTTTATGTTGCGACTTTAGCGAAGATGGATGGGAAAATATCGCCCAATCCTATGATTTCGACTTATCAGCCTGTGAAACAGAGGAAGACAAGATAGAGGAAGTCAAAAAGTGCCTAGAGGAAAACGGCGTATTTGTCGGCGAAGTCGAAGGCGGCTTTGTTTATCGTGACTTTTAAGGGGTGACAGCATGACCTATGAAGTGCAAACCTATACGTTGTGTGGTGGTTGGCTGAACCTTTGGACGGATGACGGAAACACCTTAGTTACGTTTGAAACCCTTGAAGATGCACAAAAAGAGCTTGCAGGGTTTTTAGAAGACCAAGCCTATTTTGTGGAAATAGGGCATCTTGAGGAAGTTTGTCCGCAAGATTACAAAATTGTAGAGGTGACAGCATGATTGACACCCATTGGCTTGCAAACCCTTTAAGGCTTGAAGTTGACTATAACCACCTGACTTCGGCATTGTTTGAACTTCACGACATAAAAGCAGCACTGTCGCAAAAAGTTTTAAAGCAAACTTATAACGCTGATTTTGAAGACCAAACCATAGAATCAGGCTTGAATGCAGTTATTGAGTTTCTGCAAACACTTGAGGGGCAATTATGATTTATGCCACTGTAGCCCTGCTTTTGAGGATAATTTTTCGCAAACAAACGTAAAGAGGTGTTAAAAATGCAAACAGTTTCAATAGGTTATTTTCGTGATGATGGTGATTTTACTCTACTGGCAACACTAAACAATAATGATGGCGACATAAAACATTTTGAGTTTTTAGTTGCCGACATAAAAGGCATGATTTCCGATTGTTCGGGTATTGAGTGCATTGTTCTTGAAAGGGAAGATGCGCCAGATTATGTAACCATGAGCTAAGTTAGTAAACGCTCACTTACAACCACCTTCGGGTGGTTTTTTATTGCCTACTTTTAAGCCCTTCCAAGCCAAACAGTGTAGGGTGATGAGGGTCAACCAAAATCAAGCCCTGAAAAGTACTTTTAAAGCCGTTCTAGCCCTATTTTCAAGCCCTAAAGCTCATCAGCTATTTCATCGTCAACAAAAAGACAAATTCCAACATGGTTCAAGTCATGGTCAGGCCGCAAACCAACACGCCAAAAGTGTGCCGCCCATCGCACTGCAATTCGTGCGCCTTCTGCTACTGAGCCGCTGCCAATATGGGCAAGTGCCTCTTTTTCTTGGTCTGAATAGTAAACAACTTGGCCTTTTTTGCCTTGTGGGTTTCTAGGGTCAAATGTTTTTGGCTTGGATTCCATTGAGTTCATGCCTGAGATATTCTGCAATTAGTAGGGCTTCGGCTTTGTTTATGTCCTTTTTCAGCTTTAATTTGGCTTCAGGCCATAGATAACGTGCCATGTCCAACGATTCATTTTTATCTGCGGTCAGGTGAAAGTGCTTTTTCCACTTTTGAGGGGTGACTAAATGCACAGGGTATCTGGTCAACTCGCAAACCGCCGAAATGACACCTACAGCACGCCCAAACGAAAAAGTACTACTTACCCCTTGGTTTGGCATTGAATGCACCTGTTCCATGCAAATCTCTGCCCCTTCTTTGGGGTCTACTAGGCCAAGAATCCTGCTTTTGAAAACAAGAGCAAGAATGTGTTTGTCTTGGTGTTCAATGTTGAAGGCTTCCAAATAGTTCCCATGATGGTCAACTGCCCCAAGTGCGCCGTTGATGCTGCCTGGGTCCACGCCCAAGTAATAAGTCATTGATTTTCCTTCACTTTTTGCAAGAATTCCTCTTGGATGCCGTTGTAAAACCCATAAACATCATTCTCCAACTCTTTCACCCTGTGCCAAGCATGGTGCTTGAACCCTTGAGTTTTCGCCATCCTGACAAGATGCAATAAGGTCTGGTATCGGTGTTCCTCGAAGGTCGCCACATATCCACAAAGCTCTCGTGACTGCGAGATTGGAATAATTGTCGATTCCATTTTTGTGTTCATCCAATAGTTTGTTTGCTTCTAGTCTTGTCATTTTCTACCCCTTAAAACCGCTAATCTTGCTTTGGCTTCAGCAATTACTGAAGGGTCAACAGGTGCAGGGTTGTAAGTTATCTGCGGTTCATCTCTAGGAATTGCAGGGCCAGCATTGCAAAATTCTCGAAAAGTGATGGCACTAGGCGGGAATTCTCCCTTGAGTCTGTCAATGGCATAGTCCAAACTTGGCTTGTATGTCAGGAAACTACCCAACTGACGCATCCATTCTTGCCTGACAAGCCCAAGGTCAATGCCATCCCAATGACGCAAAAACGATGCGCCATAAATTGCACCCATTCTGGCAAAGATGTAGTCAAGGCCATCTTCAGCCTTCAATAAATTTGACATTGCTACCTCCTCCAATCAATCCACGAGTTAAACCAGACATCACGCTTTGGTTCATCTGACCAGTTTTGCTTAATGTATTCTGTTTGACAGNAACCCATTCAGCTTTGAATGTTTGCCANTTCCTGACAACAGTTTCTTTCATGGCTTCCTCAAGAGGCCATCCAGCCAACATTGCTTGCTTGGCAATCTCGTCAACGACTCGCTGAGTGACTTGGGCTTTCTTGGCTTTCCTGTGATTTTTAAAGTCCTGCCAAACAATTTCAGAAACGCCGATAGGCGTTGCAACGACAGTTGCTCTTTCTTTTATTGGTTTATGGTTATTGGTTATTGGTTCTTGGTTATTGGTTGCCATTGGGGTCGTATTAGGGGGGCTATTGGCCTCCCCATTAGTACCCTTATGCCACCTTACAGCAGCACCCTTTTTCCCATCTTCTGAAAATTTACGATATTTCGTAATTTCTTCGTCTGCTCTAGGATTTATGAAACCATTCTCAGTAGAAACAAAGAACTCGTTCAAAACCGCTAAAACTTCCTGTTCGTGGTCACGCATACCTATCTGACGAGCAATATCACGCTGTTTTATGGGTACTTCATGCAAGTAGTAGTGGTCAAGAAGCCGCCTAAAGGCAAGGTCTTCAATGAGTGAAAGGTGGTGCGTGTGTGACTTGTAGTCACCAATGTGGAATTGGTAATAGTGCATTTTCAGACCCAAACTAGACCCAGAAAGGAAACCTCGGCAGGAGGGGTCTGTTCTCTTTTCGACAAGGGGATCAATCCTCATCTAGCCGTGTTTCGCAACATTGTATCAGCAGGTTGGATTTGTGCTGAATTTGCTAGGATATTTCATGAAATCCAAAGCACCTTTTCGGGTAATCTTGTCCTTCCAGTCCCCTTCCACATACAGTTCATGTGTCGTGCCATTGGCGTGTTTGGGTGAATTCTCTTGTTTAGTCTCAATCAACTTCATCCGACCAGCGTTGGTCAAATGCCACATTTCTCCAATCTCCACCACAAAACCATTCATTTCAAGGTTTTTCAGGTGGGTAGGAGAGTGGTACGAGCCAGGCGAATAAGTCTCTGTCGTGGTGAACGAAATAGAGCTTCTAGGGCCGTTTGTCAGACGCTTGAGTGTTTGCATCTGTGGAATTGATAGTTTCATTGTTTTTCCGATTGTTGATTGACTGAGCCAGTAGTTTGCGTAACCAAACTGCTCCACCAAGGTTTTTGAACTCGTTTTTGAGGCTTGTAGTGACTCGTACAGCAATTTGAATGCTTGAGCCTGTGATTTCTGAGGGTGGTCTTGGCATAGTGCTAGGATTGTATAGCGTCATACAGTTTGACAATAAGGGAAAGTCCCTATACCATCACAATCATTCTGTCTGACAATACAGATTCCAACAACTTGAGAGGTGTCAACATGGAAATCATTGAAGACTATTACAGCGATACATTGGAGAAGGAAGTCACTGTTGTTCTGACTTGGTACGACTACGATGTGGCAACACTTTACCTAGACTTTGAATGGGAAGTCCAAGACGAGACTGGCAAGGACGTTCAAGACGATTTGTCTGGTGAAGAACAAGACGAGTGCGAACGCATTGCTCGTAGATACGCCAAGTCACTATGACCTATGCACAAGCCTTTATCAGGATAGTGCTAATGATGGGCTTGTCCATTAGCATCTATGCCCATACTGAGCCTCGTACAGAGCCTTTAAGCCCTCAAGAGATACGAGAGAAGGGTAAGGCTAGGTCGGCAGAGAAAGCCTGTTTAAAAATGAAGAAAGCCAAAAGGAAAAAGCATGAACGATTCTGCTCAAAGTTTGTGGCGTAAACGTCAGATTGAATCTAGGGTTGAAGTTGTTGAACAAGAGGTAGGCCAGTTGAAGCAGCGGGTGGAATCTCTGAACCCTTACCGAGACACAGTGCTGGATGAAGTGGCTGATGCCATCCTGAAGATGGAAGGGTTTGGCAAGGACACATTGCACAGCTTTGCGATTTACATCAGGGGATTGAAATGACACAAGAAGAATTGATAAAACAACTTGAGACAACCTGCTTTGGGCTTGACCATATTGACCCCTTGCGATTGCTTGTTGACGATGTAATTGCGGCATTGGCACAGCCACAGCGCACATGGGCAGGGCTGACAAATGAGGAGTTAACAGACCTTTTCTACAACACCAATTTAGGCCAACAAAGTGCAGTTTCTCAAGCTGTTGCGTTGCTCAAGGAGAGAAACAGTTGATTCAACAAATCCGCACTTTTTATGGTCGCACAAAAGGACTCCACGGCAACAGACAAACCACTGTTGACCAAGGAATTGCATGGCTGTGCTTGAAATGCGGGAAAGTGTTCACTAACAAACGACTGTCTGAAATACACAACTGCACTAGGGAAATCCCTATGGTCAATTACAATAATGTCTGACAGAATACACGCATTGATAGGTTTTTAACAGGAGTGAATGATGATTGATATTAAGCACGAGACATGGGCAGCACTGCAAGACTTCACATCAGATGATGTAGCAGATGCAATTTGCGATAGCAAAGCCATCCTTGAAGCCATCCTTTGTAACGCATGGGCAGATGTTGCAGACATGGTACGAGCCAGAGTCGAACTCAAAGCACAGCGTATGGCTGAAATCTCCCTAGAACTGCCAATAACACCTTGGGTTGATGACGAGGAAGAACTCAACTTGTGGCGCTTCTATCGCATGGAGAGACTGCAAGAGCAAATCAAACAAGAACAAGGTGCAATCCCTACAATCAATCCCTACCACAAGCGAGGCCAGTAATGAAAACCAAGCTCAACCTTGAAAGAATTATTGAGGAACACTCAAATGAAGAATACTGTGCTTATTGCATTGAGCCACGCATGGGAGTCGTGTCTTGTTGCGGTGAAAACCACTTTGTCTTATTTTCAGATTTGGACACCGATAGTCAACATGAAATCGCAGCGGAAATTGCGAGAAAAGAGGGCTAAAAAGATGGCATACGTTGGAAAATATCAAAGCGTTGCAGTGCCATCCAAACCGATCACCAACCCAGAATTTGGGTATGTGAATGCCGCACAAACCAATATTGCGGAAACGTGGAAGAAGTTTAAACAAACAGGAGTTAATGATGATCGACTATGCACCCCTGCTGATACGAATCGAGCAGACAACAAAGAAACTGTCGGACAAGTGCCTTCACAGAAAATACGAAGGATACAGTAGCGACATAGCCCAAATCCATGCTGACCTCACACTGTTGGCAATGTGGATGGTGGCTCAGGAAACAAAAGATATTTTAGATGGCGTATATAGGAGTGAATGATGAATCAAGAACAAGTGTTAATGTTGCTCAACAAGAACGTAAATGAACATACAGAAAAGAAAGCCAACCTTACCTACCTTTCGTGGGCATGGGCATGGGCTGAAGCACTAAAGGCAGACCCAGAAGCTGTTTACAAGGTCGAGATGTTTGGTGACAAGTGTTTCATGGACGTAAACGGCACTGCAATGGTGTTCGTCACAGTCACTATGTTTGGCAAACCAATGACTTGCCAACTTCCAGTGATGGACTTCCGAAACAAAGCAATCCTGAATCCAGACGCATTTGCAGTCAACACTGCCATCATGCGGTGCATGACTAAGGCTCTGTCTTTGCATGGCTTGGGCTTGTACATCTATGCTGGAGAAGACTTGCCAGAAGGTGAATCTGGCTCTGACATTGATGTAAACACAATGATTGACCACTTAGCGGCTATTGATGCGGCATCCAACATGGAAGAACTCAAGAATGTCTACACTGCTGCTTACTCTGCTTGCGGTTCTGATAAGGGCTGGCAAAAGAAAGTGATTGATGCCAAAGAAAAGCGTAAAGGAGCGTTGAAATGAGTGAAATTACCCAAGGCTCGGATGCTTGGTTTGCACAACGTTGTGGCAAGGCTACTGCTTCTCGTATCTCTGACATTGTTGCCAAGACAAAGACAGGTTACAGCACTAGTAGAGCTAACTACATGGCACAGTTGGTCGTAGAACGCATGACCAACCAAGTGGCAGAGTCTTACTCAAATGCTGCAATGGAATGGGGTGTTGAGAACGAAACCTTTGCCAGAGCCGCATACGAGGCTAAAACAGGCAATATGGTCGATCAGGTAGGTGCTATTGACCATCCTAGTATTCCTATGTCTGCCGCCTCTCCTGATGGCTTGGTGGGTGATGATGGGTGTCTAGAGATCAAGTGCCCAAACACTGCCACCCATATCGACACAATTCTTGGTGAAGAACCAGCCAAGAAATACTATGACCAGATGCAGTGGCAGATGCGATGTGCAGACAGAAGTTGGTGTGATTTTGTGAGTTTTGACCCACGAATGCCTAGCCATCTTCAGTTGTTCATCAAAAGAATCGAGCGCAATGACTTGTACATTGCAGAACTCGAAAAAGAGGTTATCCAGTTTCTTGCGGAAGTGGATGACAAAGTTAAAAAACTCAATGAAATTAAGGTGTAAATATGGAACAGCGTGACAACAGTGGAGTACTTTTTTCTAATGACAAGCGTGAAAAAGAGTCACATCCTCATTACAAAGGAAATGTGAGAGTGAATGGTCAGGAATACTGGCTGTCAGCATGGATTAAAGAAGGCAAGAACGGCAAGTTCATGGGTCTGGCTCTCAGCCCTAAAGAAGAACAAGGACAAGCACCAGTTAAGGCCAAGCCTAAAGCTGGCTTTGACGATCTGGACTCAGACTTGCCTTTTTGATGTGATTCAATGGGGAAAGCGTAAGTGAGTACCCGCTAACTTAACAGGAGTTAATGATGAGTAAATTAGACGATATACATTTTGGTGGTGAAGTGAAACGATTTTTTGACTTGCCTATCTTTGGTCGGGCAAGAGCTTCAGACCCAATTACCAGCTTTGAAGCAGCAGATTCAGCTAAAGACTTGGCGTCCAAGCACTTTGGCATCATTGTGGACTGTTTAAAGGCTCATGGTGCGCTTGGCAAGGATGGGATAGCCCAACATAGCGGCTTAGACTCAAATCAGGTTGCAAGGCGATTAAACGAGTTGTCCAATATGGACTTAATTGAGTTGACAGGACGCACAGTCAAGTCAAAATCAGGACGTAACGAACGTGAATGGAAGGTCAAGGGTGCTGAGTAACGTCATCAACATCTTGCTTGTACTTGCATTAGGAGGAGCAGTGACGCTACTAGTTGTAGTCGCCCTGCTCTTCTTCCTAGACGATTAGGCCACCAAACCATTCAAGTAGGTGGTCTTACCCGCCACCTTGGTGGCAGTCAATTCCTGTTTCTTCAGGTTATTTGGGTCGTAAGACACATGAACCCAACCACTGTCAGGAATGCCTGGGGTGTAGAACTCCAGAATCAACTGCGTGTACTCAAGGTTATCCATAATCCACTGAGCCAGATCAGCATTGGCAACACCAACAATCTCGATGTCTGCCGCCATACCCTTGCAGTGGTCAGAAGTCTTAGAGCCACCAACGGCGGCATTTGACTCAGGGCTACGGTAGGCAGAATTCACGCTAACAGACTTGTCAAAGTGTTCACGAACAGGTTGAAGCACCTTCTCGCAAAGGGTTTTCAAGTTCTCCAAAGCCTCGTCATCAGGAGTATTGTCCAACCCTAACCGAGTGGCAGTATCTGACTTTGTGAGTTCTTTGAGGGTGAAGTTAGCTGACAGGTTCATTTTTTCTCCTTTAAGGTTTCGTAGATGGATTCGTAGGCTTGTTGACAGGCGGTGAGTTGTCTGATTGCTTCATCTCCATCGTCTGTGATGGCGATAA